AATCCGTTGGTGCCGTGTTCGACTCACGGGGGGCCCACCACAACAGCAGCCCTTAGCTCAGTTGGATAGAGCAACAGCCTTCTAAGCTGTAGGTCACTGGTTCGAATCCAGTAGGGCTGGCCAACGTTAACAGCAGCAGTGCAGCGTACTCTAGCCCGGATGGTGAAATAGGTAGACACAAGAGACTTAAAATCTCTCGCTTCCGTAAGGGGCGTGCCGGTTCGATTCCGGCTCCGGGCACCACCTACAGCAGCGCAGCAAGGAAGGAGAGTGCCGCAGCGTAGCCCAAAGTGTGGCATTTTGGCTACGATTTGGTAGGGCGCGGCGCAGGCGTGTCGCGAACAAGAAACCCTAGAGCTATCAGGGTCAAAATCATTCCGGTTGACGGATTGGGCGAGAGGCCGTATAATAGCGACATGGACACAAAAAACACACCCCGCAAGAAGCGAGCAGATCGCAATCATATCATATATGAACTGCGAGTCAACGGCTTGAACTACATTGGCGTCACTGCCAAGACAGAATCAACTATTAATAAGAGCGTGCTGGCTCGTGCAGCCAAGCACTTCTACCGTGCCAAAACAGAGACCAAGAACTGGCTGTTGTGCCAAGAACTCCGCAAGCTCACTGACAAGAGCGAGATCGAAGTACTGGTACACGAAGTGGTTCGTGGCAAAGCGGCTGCTCACAAGCGTGAAGTAGAGCTTCGCCGTGCCATTATGCCTACACTTAACACAGACACAAGAGGAGATTGACATGAAGACAGCTAAGGTAGAAGGACAGACAGTCACCATTGGTGATTGGGTGGGCTTTAAGGCCGATATTGAACAGAGCGGACAGATCGTAGAAATCAAGTCTAGCTATATGGGCCAGGCTCTGGTGCTAGAGAACAAGTATGGATTCCACGGGGACTACATCGGTGGGGAAATAACAACCACAGTGGAAGCCAGGGATTGCTGGCTTGAAGGTTGACTGATTGACTGATTGGCAGTATAATAGACACATAGACAACAAAGGAGCTGACGTGAAACAAGACTACACCATGTACATCTACAAGGCGGATCGTCGCACCAAAACGGGCGAACGTTTGGTGTCTACCACAGTATGGACAGACCGTACTGCGGAAGGCATGAAGCGGGAGATCAACGGTCTGTATTGGATCTACTTGCCCAAAGACGGCTACCGCTTTGAGTGTGTGCCCTCGACGAAAACTGTGACCAACTTGATGACGGGTCAGCCCATACAGATAGCACACGACACTCCCCGTGCCTGTGATCCTTCCAGCGAACTCTACTGGAGCATGTAGGGGTTGACAGTTTGGTGAAACTTTGCTATAATTAAGGCTACAGTAAACGAACAGGAGCGAACCTATGCGTAAACAGACAACTCGACTGCTTGAGATGATGGACCAAGGTCTTATCTCTGCAGAGATGGTGGCAGAGATGGCTCTGACCTACATGAGCGAAGACGATGTAGCAGACATGATGCTGGCCAACGACATCTTAGACGAAGAAGACAACGAAGATTGGGACGAGTGCGCTGACCCAGATGCGGCACTTGACGACTTTAACTATGTTGGCTCACGCCATCACTATTGAAAGGCTGATATGCGATACTACGAAGAACTGGCTGTATACGAGCGCAACGGCTTTGATGTTATTGTGGACAAATCATATGAAGACCTGGACCCAAAAGACTGTTTTGACGACACCCAGTTTGATATCGCAGAGATCAACCACAACATCGAACACGGGAATCTTGACTGGTTCATGCTCCGTGTCCGAGTTATGGTTGAGAACATCGAACTCAGTTCACAGTTCCTGGGCGGATGCTTATACGAAGACGCCCGCGAAGTCCTTACTGACGGGACTGCCGAGGACCTCATTGCTGAAGCGTTGGTAGAGGCCAAACGGGATGTCTATAGACTCTACAAGAAGTTCCAGGACATCAGCTGGGAACTTGACGCCCAGTCAGTTTGATGTTATAATAGATACTTAGACACAAAGGAGCGCGAATGATCACAGCAGACACACTAAAAGTTCTTGCCACCTATTCACCACAGTACCTAACCAAGGCCGCACAGCTGGCAGGCTACAAGGGTGCTAACTTCACAGCCTGTAAGTTCCTGGGCATTACCAACGGCGGCCAGTTCTGCTATATGGCAGTGTTTCCTGTAAAGGGCGGCACAGATAGTACTAAAGTGTTCCTCACATATGACCACACAGAGGACAGGGTCTTTGCAGACGTACAGTTGACAGAACTTGCATAAGCTGTTATAATAGACACTTAACTTAACAACATTGGATCGAAACAATGGCAACACGAAGCACAATTGCACTAGAGTACGCAGATGGCACAGTACAGGCAGTCTACTGCCACTGGGACGGCTACTTGGCACACAACGGGCAGATCCTGCTCAAGCATTACTCAAACCCGTTTGTCTTGCGTGACTTGATTGACCTGGGAGACATTAGCTCACTCCGTCCACAGATTGGTACCAAGCACGCCTTCAGTCACTTTGATACAGAAATGACGCAGGAAGACTACTATGCGCTCTACAGTGAGATGACCACGTTCTACGGACGTGATCGTGGCGAGACAGGTACAAATGCCAAGCAGTTCAAAGACTACGAGGACTACTTGTTGAATCACCAGTTTGAGGAATATGACTACATCCTCCGCAATGACAACGGAGTGCCTGTTTGGTTTGTATCAGATCACGACGGAGACTTTGTTACATTGGAGTCAGCCATTATGGACGAACAAGATCGAATTGCACAAGAGGAGACAGCATGAGCAAGATGGCAGAACTAGCATACGACATTGAACAGCTCTACATTGAGGGCTTGGATAGTCGTGCAATTGCAAAGCAACTGGGTTGCCCCATTGAGCTGGTATTGGGTGCGCTTAAAGCAATGAATGTACAGGATGTGGCAGATCAGCCACACGAAGAATACAGTCCCTACTACGGGGCTTGACACATTGAGCTTTCTTTGCTATAATAGAGACTTACTAACACACAGGAGCGAACAAAATGGCTACACTAGTTGAGATTACAGAAGGTGCATACGGTGCCCGCAAGAACATGATCTTCCCAGGCATCCGCTTGCAGATGATCAAAGACTTTGACGGCGAATGCATTACCTGCCTTGCAGGCGATGAAATTGAAGGTGGTCGCAACCCCTACAAGAAGATCCGTGTTAAGGTCGCAGGCATTGGTGCCTATCGTGTGGTGTCGCACATTGACGAGGCTCCTGTAGGAGAGAACAGTTTGGTACAGTTAAAGATAGCAGATAGTGCTGTAGCGCACATTACGGATGACGAGCTCATCGAGAAGACTCGTGCTCGCTTCCAAGTACTTACAGACATGACCAAGGCTGTGAAAGCAGGCGATGTACGTGCTATGATTGTGACAGGCCCTCCGGGTGTTGGCAAGAGCTTTGGTGTTGAAGAAGTGCTCACCAAGGACGACTTGTTCAATACGCTGGGCGAGCGCAAGCCACGCTATGAGATTGTGAAGGGTGCTATGAGTGCCATTGGCTTGTACAGCAAGCTCTACGAGTTCTCAGCAGAGAAGAATGTCATCGTGTTTGATGACTGTGACTCAGTGTTGCTGGATGACTTGAGCCTGAACATTCTCAAGGCCGCTTTGGACAGTTCCAAGAAGCGTACCATTAGCTGGAATACAGACAGCCGCATCTTGCGTTCAGAAGGTATCCCAGATCGCTTCGAGTTCAAAGCAGGTGCGATCTTTATCACTAATATTAAGTTTGAGAATGTGCGTAGCAAGAAATTGCAAGATCACCTTGCCGCTCTTGAGAGCCGTTGTCACTACATTGATCTGCAGATGGACACGGATCGTGAGAAGGTGTTGCGTATCAAGCAGATCGTTGCAGACGGCATGCTGGACGAGTACGAGCTCAGCGATGTGGCCAAGATTGATGTTGTGGACTTTGTGTCTACTAACCGTGCTAAACTACGCGAGCTGAGCCTGCGTACGGTGCTGAAGGTTGCACAATTGCGCAAGGCATTTGCCAGCAATTGGGAAGCAATGGCTGAAGTGACTGTTATGAAACGGGGTACCTAATGTCCGCAGACACCTTAGGGTGCCAATGGATTGGTTCGGAGCAGACAGCAGCTCCGTTCCACTCCTGTGGTAAGAAAGTGTTCCCGGGCAAGAGCTACTGTGAAGATCACGTGTGGCTGGTCTACAAGAAGAACACCAACAAGGGCAACAAACGCAAGATCAACGAGATCGAGAAAGAGTTGGCTGAGATCAAACGTATTGAAGAAGTTGAGGAGATCATAAATGCTTAAAATTATTGTTGTCATTGCCCTGGTCATCTTCTTGTTGGCTATTGGGCCGTTCCTAATTATTTGGAGTTGGAATACTCTATTTGGAGCAGATCTGTTGATACCCTTTAATTTGGAGACCTGGGCGGCTGTTATACTACTAGGAGCCTTCCTTCGAGCTAACGTAACCGTAAAACGGTAACATTGATCGTTGCTATTAGCCAATCAAGACGCTATACTAGTAACACGCTGTTAGGGAACAGCCACAACAAAGGAAACTTAAAATGAAAAGATTCAATCCAGAAACCAAGACTTTCAAAGTCTTCACAGCACTGTACAATGGTCAGGCCTTGACCGCCAGTGAAGCCAAAAAGCGTTTTGGCGTAGGTAACTTGAGCGCAGAAGCCAGCCGCATTCGTCAGAGCGGTTATGCTGTTTATGCCAACAGCCGCAAAGCAGGCAACGGTGTTCAAGTCACTGAGTACGTGATGGGCAAGCCATCACGTGAGATCGTTGCTCTAGGCTACAAGGCCGCCGCTATGGGCATCACGCTCTAAAGCAGTTTCAAAGACAAGCCGATTCGCTCCCGGGGCGTCTTTGGGGGTGTTGTGTAAAAGCAACACCCCTTTCTCTTGACCGGCACTCCAGTCTGGTTGACAGCATCCACGATTGGCTATATAATAAGCGCATAGACAACAACGGAGCGAACGATGTTTACAGCAGATCAAGTTTGGGGATTAGCAGTAGCAGCAGATCGTATCAACGGGGGCTACTTCAAAGAGCCTGTATGGACTCAACCCGACAACGACCTAACAGGTCCTATGGTGCTGGTCAAGGATGCCAACAAGCTGATGGTCAAACAATGGCTCCGGACCAACAACTTCACAGTGGCCACTGAGGCCGATATCGAGAAGGGTCGTGAGATCCGTCACTACTTCAACGGCTTCCTGCTCAAGCAGATCTCAGGCAAGATCAACGACTTCGAGCGTCAAGCCTTGAAGATCGCACAGATGGATGAGTTCACCGGTCGTAACCTCTTGGAGTTTGCCATCATATCCTGCTTGCCCTCTGTGATGATCCGTGATCAAAGCCGCAACGAGCTGGCCCGTGAAGTCCGTGCAAGCACTCAACTGACTGGTGCTGTAGGTGACAAGATCCAGGGCGAGATCGAGATCGTTAAGAGCTACTACTCACAAGAATACAATAAATTTAGAATTACAGCTAAACTGGTTGACAGCTTCGTTGATTTCTGGTATAATACTAACATGGACACAGGAAGTAGGGTGTCTATTAAAGCAAAGATTAAAAGTGTGCGTGGCGACAATACAACACAGTTAAACTTTGTAAAGAGAATTGGTTGACACTGAGCTGAGTTGGTGTTATACTATTAAAACTGAGAAACAACTTAAAGAGGTCTTAAAATGGCAAAGTCCACAGATATTAGCGTTCGCCAAGTTGGTCCTAAGGCCGCAAAGCGTTCCATTCGTAAGGCGATTCAAACTCGCCGCCCTGTGTTCCTGTGGGGTCCCCCAGGAATTGGTAAAAGCGGCATCGTCAAGCAGATTGGCGAGGACGCAGGTCGTGAGGTCATTGACGTTCGACTGGCCCTGTGGGAACCTACGGACATCAAAGGTATCCCTTATTACAATGCTGAAAAAGGCGCGATGGTTTGGGCTCCCCCTGCGGAGTTACCTACGGACCCAGAGTCCACTGCCGTTATCTTCTTGGACGAGCTGAACTCCGCTCCTCCGGCAGTACAGGCCGCGGCCTACCAACTTATTCTTAACCGTAAGGTTGGTACCTACACTTTGCCTAAGGGCGTTGACATTGTGGCGGCTGGCAACCGTGAAGGTGACCGTGGCGTGACATATCGTATGCCTGCTCCACTGGCTAACCGTTTCATTCACTTGGAAATGAAGATTGACTTTGATGACTTTCAAGAGTGGGCTGTGATGAATGCCGTGCATCCTGAGGTCGTTGGTTATGTGGGCTTTGCCAAGCAAGACCTGTACGACTTTGATCCTAAGAGCCCTTCAAAGGCATTTGCCACTCCACGCTCGTGGGTCTTTGTGTCAGACCTGTTGAAAGATGACGACACTGACATTGACACCTTGCACAATTTGGTTGCAGGTGCCGTTGGTGATGGCTTGGCTGTGAAGTTTATGGCTCACCGCAAGATTGCAGGACGCTTGCCCAAGGCAGAAGACATCCTGTCCGGTAAGGTCAAGGACCTGCAGATCAAAGAAGTGAGTGCCATGTATTCGTTGACTGTGAGCCTGTGCTATGAGTTAAAGGATCAAGCAGAGAAGAAGTCTAAGACTTTTGACTCGCAGGCAGACAACTTCTTCCGCTATATGATGGATAATTTCCCAACAGAGTTGGTAGTGATGGGTGCCAAGACAGGATTGACAAACTACAATCTGCCATTGGATGCAACAAAGATGAAGAGCTTTGACGAGTTCCACAAGCGGTTCGGTAAGTATGTTTTGAGTGCAATGGAGAATTAAGACCTCGACCATTGCAAGGGCGGGAGGCTTCTCAGGGCTTGCCCGCCCACCTTTTTTGGTTGACAGGTGTGTAAATAGATGCTATAATATACACATACTAAGGAAAGCGACACATGGACCCAATTATCGATAAACTAACCACAGCCCGTGTAGGACTGTTGCTCAAAGCACCTTTCTTCGGCAATATGGCAACTCGTATGCAATTGATTGATGCATCTGAGTGGTGTCCGACTGCGGCAACTAACGGTCGAAACTTCTATTACAATAAGAAGTTCATTGAGAAGCTCAGCGTCAAGAAACTAGAGTTCCTGTTCGGACACGAGATTTGCCATTGCGTCTTTGATCACTTTGGTCGTGTTGGCAGCCGTGATCGCATGCTGTCTAACATTGCACAAGACTTCGCTGTCAATCAAATCCTTGTTGACGAGCGTATTGGCGAGAAGATCACTGAAGTTAAGATCTGCTACGATGCCAAATACCGTGGTATGGCCTGGGAAGAGATCTACGACGAGCTCTACGAAAAAGCAGAAAAGATTCCTATGGACCAGTTGTTGAAGCAATTGGGTGACCTGCTTGACGAGCACATTAACGAAGACGGCCCAGGCGAGGGTGGTGAACAAGACGGCGAAGGCAAGGGCAAGGGTAAGCCTACAATGAGCAAAGAAGAAGCTCAAAAGATCCGTGACGAGATCAAAGAAGCCATGATCCAAAGTGCCGCGGCCGCTGGTGCAGGCAAGACTCCTGCAGGTATCCAACGCTTGATCAAAGATATGACTGAGCCCAAGATTAACTGGCGTGACCTTGTGCGTCAAGAGATTCAAAGCATTATCCGCAACGACTACTCCTTTAGCCGTCCTAACCGTAAGAGCTGGCATAGTGGTGCTATCCTCCCAGGAATGAAAGAGGCTACTACCATTGACGTAGTCATTTGTATTGATATGTCGGGTTCAATTGGTGAAGAGGATGCAACTGTATTCCTTTCAGAAGTCAAAGGCATTATGGATCAATACGAAGACTTCAAAGTCAACCTTTGGTGTTTTGATACTGAGATCTATAATCACAAAGAGATCAGCCACGACAATAGCGAAGACTTGTTGGACTACGAACCCCAGGGTGGCGGTGGTACTGACTTCGCTGTCAACTGGGAGTTTATGAAAGACAATGGTATCCAGCCCAAGAAGTTAATCATGTTTACAGACGGCTACCCATTCGGCAGTTGGGGTGATGAGGACTATTGCGACACTATCTTTATTGTCAAAGGCAATACAGGAGCAGAAGCACCCTTTGGTCAGACTGTAATCTACGAGAAAGAAGCGGCCTGATTGAAGTGCCGGGCGATGTGGCTTTTTAGCCACAGGCCCCGCTGCTATACGTGTACAAAGACCCTAGAACTTCTAGGGTTTCTTTTGACTTT